CCCGCGCGGTCTGGGCCGACCCGCCGATCTGGACGGGGAACTGGAAGGTCTGGCAATACTGCGTGCGGGGGATGCCGATCGTGGTCAGGCCGGTCTGGTTGACCTCGGCGCCGTTGCGGCTGTTGCCGATCAGGTTGACCGTCGAGTTGGCGGCCGCCGACGAGAGCGCGGTCGTCCCGATGACCCCGCCGACCTGCGACCACAGCCCGCGGGTGACGTTGACCGTATTGGCGCTCGTCGGGTCGCCGCTGATCTGGACCCGCTCGACGTTGCCGGTCGCCGAGTCCACGATCTCGAGCACGTCGTGGTTCATCAGGAACGTGGCGTCCGCGACGGTCAGGCTCGTCGCCGAACCGGACGCGATCGCCGCACCGAGCACCGTGGACCGCGCCCGGTACCGGTGAGTGTACATCTGGAAGTCGATTCTCTCGACGGGTACATATGGCAGTCTCGTAACCAGAGGGTTCCGGTTCGCGAACCAGTTACGAATTGCCACGGTCACGTCATTGCGGGCCTCGACTCCGGCTTGTTGTGAGCCGAGGAACCCTTGCAGGAAGTCTGCCATGCCCGGAAACTCTCAGCGGCACTCACGGTTCTCGGCTCGCCGCAGAGCCGGCCGGCGTGCACTCGAGGTGCTGGTTAGTAGCCAGTAGTCAGTAGTCAGTAGTCAGTCGTCGCTGGTCCGAGGCCCGGCGTCCGGGGTCCTGACCACTGACTACTGATTAATCAGCGGGGCGCCTTGAGCCCCATCGGCAGGTTCATATTGGCCCGGGCGTCGCCCTGGGCCTTCTGGACGCCTTGCATGTGGAGGATGACCGCCTCGCCCATGTTCCTGGGCTGGGGAGTGGACGTCGGGCCGGCGGGCGGCGTCTGGGCCGCCTGGGTCGTCTGCCCCGTGGCCGTCCCCCCCTGGGTCGAGGCCCGGAGGAAGTGGGCGTACTCCGGTCGGGCGAGCTGCTGGGAGACGAAGTCGCCCACCGACTGGAACGTCGGCGTGCGCACGGCGAAGGACTCGCCCTGGGCCTCGACGACGAACTGGCTGCGCCAGAGATGGGAGAGCTGCTCGGAGCCGCCCGGGACCAGGTTGTACGAGGTCAGGGCCCGAGAAACCTCGATGTCGAGCGCGTACCTCTTGGCCCGGTCCTCGATCTGCGAGAACCGCTGCCGCTCGGTGGAGAGCACCTGCTCGGACTGCTCGCGCACCATCCGGAGCGCTTCCTCTGCCTGGCCCTTCTGCGCCAGGATGCGGGCCTGCTCCTGCTGGGCGGCTTCCTGCTGGGCGCGCTGCGCGGCTTCCATCTCGGCCAGCCGGGCCTGGATGCTCGTGAACGCCTGGAGCTGGTCCAGCGGGATCGTCACCGTCTGCTGCGTTGTCGCGGTCGGGGACGGTGGGGCCGTCGCCGGGCCGCCCTGATTCTCGAGAGGCATCGTTCAAGTTCCTCAGACGAGGTTGACATTCAACTGTTCATGGAGGGATAGGCTGGATGGCTCGCGGCTCCGGCACCGAGGGGCCGCGCGGATGCGACGCGATAAGGCGTCTCGTCTCGGTTGAATTCCGGGGTCATCCGGCCGGCCCAGTTCTGCCCCATCGGGCGCCGATCGCCCTTGTCCTTCGTCTCCAGATGGACGCAGATCAGCTCGGGGATCAGCACGCGATCCTCGCGTTCCCACTGGATGGCGTGCAGGACGTCGGAATGCTCGGCCGTGCCCTGACCGACGCGAGGATATCGGGTCACGCCCGACCCGGACGGGGACCACAGTTGGAAGAACCCGATGGGGCAATACCCGCCATACTCCATGTGAGCGATGCGGGCCCCGAGCGACCATCGCCGGGGCGGCTGCACGAGGCAGCTCCACTCATACTGGACCTCGGGCCTGGCCTTCAGCTCGTCCCACGCGGCCCGGCCCACGCAATGGACCCGGTCGCAGCCGTAGAGCTTGCGAGGATCGAGAGCCATCTCTTTGAGCAGGTACCGGGTCCGGAGCGGCAGGACGATATCCGAGTCGATGTGGAGGACCCAGCCGTCCAGCTTGAGGTTGGCGAGGCCGTAATTGATCCCGCGCGCCTTGTTGAACTTCTCGCCGTCGCGGTAGAAGCACCGGGTCGGCAGGAACCGCACGCCGTATCGCTTGCAGACGCGGTGAGTGCGGCCGTCGTCCGGCGTCGTCACCACCACCAGGTCATCGACCTGGGGCAGGAGGATTGGCAAAACCTCCTCCAGGTAATCGGCATAGTCCACGCAGACCGTCACAGCTTCGAGTCTGTTCATGCGACCCTCTTCAATCCCACATCGACCACGGCCACTCCGTCGCCGTCCCCTGGCAGTCCGAGCACGGCCAGGCTTCCCAGTTCTTCGAGTTCCCCGAGCCCTTGCAAGTCGTACAGGGATTCAGCCGGCGGAGGATCGCGTTGGAGCGTTGGCGGACTTCGGGGTCGGGGTGTTGTCGACCCCAGAAGAGCCAGCGCTGGTCCACCGCCGACGCCGCCTGGAGCTGCTTGGAGGCGGCGTCACGCTCGCGCCAGCTCGAATCCCCCAGCCGCTCGATCAGCCCTCGGTAGGGCTCGGGCGGCTTCGGGTACGGCCGGGCTGTCATCACGAATTCCTCGACACCCCGGACGAATTCCAGGTCGCCGCGGGCGGTCTCGTTGGTCGAGGGCGAGATTTGAGCGACCAGGCCGACGGCCAGGATCGAGAGCATCGTCGGTTACTCCGTTGGCAGCCAGATGTGGCCGATCAGGATGCCCAGCCAGAACACCACCGCGACGAATAACGTCGGGCTGGCCCCGAAGAGCCGCCGCATGACCCGCGAGATCGATGCCTCGACCCCCCAGGTCCGGATCGCCAGCACGTCGTAGCCGATCACCAGCGCCGTGACGGCGAGTACGAACCCCAGCGTGAGCCATTGGGCCTGGACGGTCGTCATTGTGGATCGCTCGCTCTCGGGGTTAGGGATCGGGGGCGGGCAAGGAGGAGAGTCGGTCTGCACCGACTCTTAGTCGCTACATCACCGCCGGGATCATATTGCTGATCATCGTTCCACCGCTGACGCCGGTGGGGTCCTCGCCCGCCGCCTGCTCGGCGGAGCCCGGGCCTTCCATCGCCTCGACGTGTGAGGTGATGCCCGCCGGGTCGATCTCGCGGAGTTTCTCCTTGAGCCGCGACTTGCCCCTGACCGTCAGCTCGATCTCGTCGTCGAGGCGGGCGTAGTCGGCGTCGCTCAGGCCCAGGAGCGTCTGGCGGACGATCGCCTGGAGGATCTCCCGCTCCGTGTCGGGCGCCTCGCCGGCCCGGACGAGCGCCTCCTGGAGCCGGAGCAGGTTCCCCGTCAGCTCGGAGGCGGCGAACAGCTCGAATCGAGCCGGATAGACGACCTTGATCTGATCGCGCTCTTCGCGTCCCAGAGGCTTGTTCCGCAGGACCACGACGGCGTACTCGGCGAGCTGGCGCTCGGCCTTCGCCAGCGACTTGGCGATCGAGACCAGGAGCTTGTGCCCGGTGACCGCGTCGAGTTGCTTGGAGATCCCCGATTGCGACGTGGTTGACCCATCCACGGCGCCGGCGGGCTTCATCAAGCAGGCCCGACGGTCCTTCAAGTCGATGATGTCCTGCTTGTTCCTCCGCAACGATTCGGCGGGATCCTTGGGCGGGCTGACGAACTCCCACCCCTGGTACCCGCCGCCCTCCGGGTTCTTCTTCATCGGCAGGACGTAGCCCGGCCCGATCGGCACCGTGTTGTCCGCCTTGCAGAAGTCCTCGGCGCCGGAGAGGAACGGATGCGCCTGGAGCGTGTCCGAGAGGATCAGCTCGCTGTCCCGGTTGTAGTATTCGCGCTGATACTCCGCGATGGCCTCGTAGCGGCTCTTGCCGATGTGCGGAGTCCGGTGCTTGGGGAGGTCGATCAGCCGCACGATCGGGACGCAGCCGAACGAGTGCGGTACCCGCTCGATGACTTCGTCGCCGTCGTAGGAGAACAGGATCGACTCATCGGGACGCCAGAGCCGCCAGCGGACGTAGTTCCGCCGCCACCCCTCGCCGAGGTTACCCGGGTCCTCCGGGTCGACCGCGTTGCCGCTCTTATCGTAGTCGATGCGCTCGGACGGGTTGGTGTACTCGCGGACCAGGCACTCGAGGTACCGACCCGCCGCGTCCAGCCGCCACCAGACCATGTTCTGCGGGAGGATGTAGCTGGCGACGCACCGATCGAGTCCCAGCCGCAGCTCGTCGGCGCGGGTGGCGATCCGCTCGCCGGGCGGGGCCTGGGGATGATCCAGGCAGACGTCGATGCAGCCCAGCACCAAGAGGAGTGGCGCGACCGTCTCGCGCATCCAGTCGTCGACCGGCGTGCCGCGGCCGTCCACGTCCTCCCACCAGGCCACCAGGTCGTCCGGGCCCTCCCGGCGCACCTCCTGGTCGTAGACCTTCGACAGGTGGACCTCGACGGCCTCCGCGACGAACTCCGGCACGGGCGTCCGGCTGCGACGGTACTCGTAGTCGTCGTCCAGGGCCGTGGCGGCCGGGTCGGCGCCGATCATCCCCGGATAAGGCCCGTAGCCGACGTCCTGGGTCTGGGCATTGACCGAGCCCAGGAACCCCGCGAACCCCTGGTAGACGTTGGGGAACGTCTGGGGGTCGGGGTACTCTTTCTTGTGGCGGAAGAGGTTGCGAGCCGGGAGCCCCCGGCGGTCGGGGCCATAGACGGCGTTGCGATAGCGGTCGCCGCCCTCGAACGAGTCGAGCAGCCATCGCCAGCGGATCTGATGCTCGACCCAATCGACATGGCGGCGCTGGACGACCAGCTTGCCATCGAGATCCGGGTCGGATGTCCGTTCCCCCCGGGGGCCGGCCGCATCGGCATCGGCCGCGGGGCGGCCGCCGCGGCGGGCGACGCCGCCGGGCGGGAAGGGCGTCGTCTTTCGGAGCCAATCCAGCGCCATGGGACCTCAGAGCTCGCTTGAGGAGACGAAGTTGAACACGATCTGGGCCAGGTGGAACAGCAGCGGGATCAGGAGCACGATCGTCAGGATGAAGAACGGCAGATCGATCCAGGCATAGCGAAGTCGCATCGGCTCATCTCCTCGAGTCGGCGAGCACCCCCGATCCGACAGCGATAGGGAGGGCTATATGATCCGTCCGACGGGGACCCTGCGGAGTTGCGGCTCCGGGGCGCGGCGGGTGGGGAATTCGAGCTTCAACCCGCCGCAGAGCGGGTCGACCAGGTCTTCCTCGGGGTGCTGGGGATCTTCGGGAAAGTCCATCCACTGATCGTTGCGCCGCGCCCGTTTGTAGCACCGCAGCGCCGCGATCAGCCGCCGGCACCGCGGGTGGATCGTCAGGCTGACCGAGCCGTCGGCCGACCGGAGCAGGGCCTCGACGAGCTGCAAGCCGTCGGCTTTGGACGATGAGGGCGGCGAGGGCCAGAATTCCAGCCCGTTCCGCCCGCGGCATCCGGCCCGCTCGTACTCGCCGCGGACCGTCGGGCCGATCGGGGTCCGCGCGTCGCCGGCCGGGTCCATCGAGACGCGGAGGCGTTCCATCCCGACCCCGCAGAGCCGCCGCGATTGCTCGACGATCGTCCGCGCGTTGGTCTCCGCCGAGAGCCCCTCGGCGTAGTAATCGGCGAAGACGATCACCCGGTGGCCCCGGGCATCGGGCCGCGGCACGACCTGGAACCAGACCGCGCCCGTGTGGACCCCGCAATCGATCGCCAGGTGCACCGGCCAGTGCGGGACGAACTCGGCGGACTGGGTCACGTGGCTAGATTCGTCGAACGTCGAGAACCAGACACCCGCCGCTCGCGGCCGCAGGCACAGGTAATCCGACTCGAAGACGCGGAGGCTGACTGCATTGACCTTCTGGATCAGCGACTCGATCGTGTAATGCCCCGCCGACCGCTTCGCCTTCGGCAGGCCGGTCGGATGAGCGTCGCGGTCCGAATGGCACCAGGACACCAGGGGACACTGGGGGCAATTCTCCAGGTGCGGTCCGCTGCGCTCCTCGGGGCAGCGTTCCAGGACCTCGAAGACGCAGAACGTGTCGACCGGGAAGGCTCCCGCGTCCCCTCTTTCGATCAGCTCGGCCATCGGGCCGGCCACCCGATGCCAGGTCGAGGTCATCAGCACACTCGATCGGTAGCCGCGGATCTCCATGGCCATGCCCATGGCGGACTCGCGGATATCGGGGTCGATCTCGTCCACCTCGTCCAGCTTGAGGCTGGGCACGTGCGGCCCGCGCACCGACGTCGCGGACGCCGCCAGGATCGAGACCGCGCTGCCGTTGTGATACTGGACCTCGTCCTTGAGCACCCGGGCGATACTGGCGGTATCCGAGCCGCCCGGGCCCCGGCCGTTGAGCGCCACCTCGCGGAGCGCCTGGTGGATCTGGTCCGACTGTGCCAGCGAGCCGCCCAGGATCCGCGTCTCATAACGGGGGCAGCACAAGCTGGCGACGTGAGTATCGATCGCCGAGAGGAAACTCTTGCCGCTGCCGCGCGGCCCGTGCCAGAGGGCCAGGGCCGGCCGCTCGATGACTTGCCGGGCCAACAGGTCGAGCGGGGCGGAGTGGCCGCGGCAGACGGCCTTCTCAGGGACCCTGATGCCGTTGAAGGCCTTCAACCGTTCCACCAGCTCCCGCCGCGTCTTCGGCAGGTGGGTTCGCGCCTGCTCGATCACCTGACGCACTTGTCGCGACTTCGCCGGAACCACTGATGATCTCCAGGATCTTGACGGCCGTCTCATCATCGATGGGCGGCAAGTCCGCGGCGGCTGACACCTCGGCCGTGCGCCTCTTCTCGATCCGGTCGAAGATGTCCACGATCGCCCGGGGGTCGCCCTCGACGGCATCGACGATCCAGCCCTCGGCCATTTGCTGGGCCCAGGTCTTCCCCTCGTCGTTGCACAGGACCAGGAGGCGGCGCAACTGGCCCGTCAGGTCGAGATGGAAGTCATCCTCGGAGGAGCCGATCGCCCGGAGGTCCAGGGGCCCGGCCCCGAGGACGTTCGGCAACTTGCCCTCCCGGACGGCGTCGCCTCGCTGGTCGATGCTTCGTGCCACGTTCGATCACCTCATTCCGGCCGGGACCGGCCGGTCGGTTGCTTTCAGGAACACGACATCCGCGAACAGAGAAGCCCCGCCGGTGGCCGCCCCGGCCGAGCCGGCTGAAGGGCTGCCGGTCCCTCAATCCGAATTCGCGGCTTGGCGGCGCTCCAACACCTCGATTTCACGTTCGAGCAAACGCTGCTCTTGGTCCGCAACAGCGTTTCGGCTCAACATCGTTTCGAGGGCCCGCAGGCAGCGTCGATGGGCTCCCATGAGGTCGCGGTGTCGACTCGATAGCAGCCCGACGCTGGCCAGCATCACTAGCATGAACCCGAGGTAAAGCCAGAATGACCAGTCGCGCACCATCGCTTTTACCGCTCTCACGCGGAAGCCTCCTTCGCATCGTTAGAACGGAATTCCGCCGCCCTGGTCGCGTCGGGGTCGAGCTTGTCGATCGGCAATTCGCGGAGTCGCCGTTCTCGCTCTCGGATCTCGATCGACGTGAGCTTCCATTGGCGATACAGCCCGATCGCCGCACCCCCGATCGCCGTGATGGCGAGCCCCAGGACGGCGAAGAACGCCCCCCAATCAAAATTGGCGAACCAAGCGATCACGTTTCCGGTCATGATGCCTCCCAAGGGCAGCGGCAGCGAAGATCGCCAGTGTTCGTCCCAGACGCCGAAAATTCTCATAAACGAGTTCCGCTGCTTGGCTGACACGAAGGAGGAAGGAATCTTGTCAAGACTTGGGCGTTGCGACAGGAAGGACCGGGAGCTTGCCCGAGAGGTCGAGCCAGAGCACGCAACCGCTCAGCATCAGCATCACCAGCCTGATTTTCCCGAACGTGGTGTCGCAAAGCCACTCGGCCAAGAGAAGGGCGGCGAAGAAGACGGTTGGCGCAACCTTGATGGCGACGTTCAACCAGTTCGCCACCAAGAAGGTCTTGAGCGCGAGCACGAGAGCGGCGAAGTTCATGGGGTCGTCCCTTGGGGGTTGTAGGATCACGGCTCAGCGAGGAGAAGATCGAACCCGGTTACGGTTCAGCCATTGACTCTTGGAGAGACGGTCGGATCGGATAATGTTTGGATGGCACACGACAGAGGGAAAAGGTGACCGGTCCTCGGCTCGCTCGGCCTGTGATTTCAGTGACTGAGCGCGTGAGAGCCGGGTGCCTATTCCCCTCTGCCGTGGGCAAGCGGCGTGGTGAGCGTTCCAGGGTGATGCCCGAGATGGCTACCGTCCGTCCCGTTTCATCATCGGTTCACGCCGCGCCGTGATACTTCCACGCCGGCGGCAGG